TTATACTTTTTAACTTCAGCTAAGTTTACATCAGAATCACCTACTACTACAACACCAATCATACCCATAGTTGCATGTGGTGTGCAGACATAAAGATATACACCCTCTTGTTCAAAAGTAAGAGAAAACTCATCGTTGATTTTACTCTTAACTTTATCTGCTCCATCAGGTACAGATACAAATTGTACGTTATGGCCTTTCGATGTTGGTACCCACGTAATCGTATCACCTACATCAACTCTTGCTATATTTTCACTATATAGCATTTTCTCTTTGCCTTTTTTGTTTAGCATCTCAATAGTCATATCACCTGCATTTGCAGATATCACCATACCACAAAAAATACCTGTTAAAATTAAAGTTAAATAAAAATTTCTCATGTCCTTAAATCACTCCAAGTTGCTAGTTTACTACGTTTTTCTCTCGCTCTATCATGTATCTCACTCCAGCTAACAATGCCATACTCTGTCATTAAGTCTAACATAGCATAAACATCACCAATCTCATCTTTGAGATTTTGTAAATCTGTTGTTTGCTTTCTCATAGCTTTAGAACACATTTGAGCAAGTTCACCACACTCTTCCATCGTAATGACAAAGAGTTGTTGTTCTTTATCTAATTTTTGCATTAGTCTAACCCCATATTTGATTCATAATCTTCTTTCCAAGCCGGATCAGATTGTGATGCAGTTGGATCGTCTAAAAAGTTATTAAAGCCCATTACTAATACCAAAAGAATAGCTATCACTGATATCCATTTTAGAAACTTGATAAAACCTGTGTATGTAACTTCTGCTTGAAGTCGTGCTTGTTCTATAGGATCTATCATTGTAAAATGCTCCATACTATAAAATTTAATAAAAAAGTACCGCCAAAAAATATAGCTATCATCAAGAATAGCCCTTGTCCTTCACTCTTTACTGGATCAAATTCAAATTTATTCTTTTTCATTTTCCAATTATTCCATATTTTACACCACGATCAATCTCGTAGTCTTCAAGTTTATATCCTTCAAGAACGGCCTCATCATAAGCTTTCTCATATATCTCAACTAAATCTTTACGTGGGTGTTCTTGAACTTCACCAGTGAACCACGCAGGGCGCCAAGGCTGTGTTGCCATATGTGTGTAATGCAATTGCCATATCTCATCTGTATCACCATCATGTGAATTCCATCTAGCGTCTAATTTACCAACTAAATTATTCGCAATGAACATATTGATAAATTGATGATGTGCAGTAGCATCTTCTTTCCATGTTTCTACCTTTGGTACAACTTTCTCCCATTTAGCACAATCAAATACTATCACACAAAATTCTTTACCACCAAATCTTCTACCATCTCTAGCAAGACATAACTTTCCTTCAGGAACTTCTAAATCTATAAGTTCAGCCATGTCTCTCATGTTAATCATATCAACATCAGTGTATATTGCTTTACCCTCAAAGTTACAAGCTTCAGGTATGCCCCAACGAAAACCAGAAAATGGTGTACTCCAGTTTTTGTCAGCCCAACCATGCCAGAAAGACTCTTTATCATTTGTTTGTCTCATAAAAGTTATATCTACTGGGCGACTACAATTTTTTCTTATAGAATGTTCATAGGCCATCTCTATTTTTGCATCTTCACCATTAGCTGAAGTTCCTATAAAAACTTTTACTGGTTCCATATCACAGTCCTTTCTTTTTGAAAAATGTGCCATTTCTTTGCATGAATGGTTTTCTCATTACACTAACTTGTTCTCTTATATATTTCGACTCGTCCAAATCAACATCTAAACCAATAGAATCAAATTTATCTATCCAGTATTCTATGTGTTGTTCATTTACATGATGATGTCCACCATGTCCAGGTGGTGCAGTTGTTACTATTGCATACTTTGCTTTTTCAAATACTTTTAGTATGTTGGGTAAATATTCTTCATGCACATGTTCTAAAAATTCTACACACCAAGCTAAATCATAACCAGCGTTAAATATTCTTAAATCTGGCACTCCATTATTAAAATCGTGTAGTACAACATCAATGTTTTGTGCATTCCAATTTTTCTGTAAAGTCCAATCACCATCAACACCCATAGATTTTATATTTCTATTTTCACCTATCTTCACCATATCGCCCGGACCACAACCTATATCTAACATTGTTGTTATTGTGTATTTTTCTTTTAGGTATAATAAAGTTGCTCTATCAGTATGAACTTTATTTAAATGTCCACCGAGATGCTCAGGTAGTTTCATATTTTCTACTTTCTCTTATATGTTCTGGTTTTTTGTACCACTTACCATTTATGTTATCGTTATAGTAATCACTATCTTCTAACACATTGTTTAGAAATAACTGTTTAACTTCTTCATAGTTTACATCACCTTTAGTCGTATGTAAAGACAAAATTTGTCTTTTATAGTTATTTTTTTCTTTTGTTTTGATTTGTTCTAGCAACTCTTTAGATGAGCCATAATATTTTTTCCAATCAGATTCAGATTTAACTCTTTTAGATTTACCTTTTGTTTTTCTAAGTTGATAAAAATACTTTCTACCTATGTACTTTCTGTTTGTATCTAATTCTGTAATAAGATAAACAAATCCTACATATGACTTTATATCATCTGATGTGAATGGTTTGTTATTGAATGTCCAAGGATTCTCATAGTCAATCTCTTTCGTAATCGTCCTCGTCATAATCTAGCTCATCAACCTCTTCTTCTTCTAAATCATCTAAGTCAATATCTGCCCCACAATAAGGACAATATATAGGCTCATTCTTGCTAGTATTTATACCGATAATTTCATACTCTGCTCCACACTCCGTGCATTCGAGTTCGTATGCTATTTCTTCTTTATCTGCCATACTTACACCCCGTAAATAGTGTTATGTGTATTATTTACACGTACAAATGTAGTACACTTACTTAGTTGTTTTAAATTACTCGCTCCTACATATGTACAAGCTGAACGTACACCACTAAGTATATCTACCACTGTAGGTTTCACTGCACCTCTGTATGGCACTGTCACTGTTTTACCCTCTGAACCTCGATACTCATTCTTTATTAAGTTACCATGTTTTTCCATTGCTGTCTCTGAAGCCATTCCATAAAACTTCATACCCACTGGAGTTGGGTTATCATCTTCAAATATTAAGTCACCAGCACATTCATCATGTCCTGATAACATGCCACCAATCATTACAAAATCAGCACCAGCGGCAAATGCTTTTACAATATCTCCTGGTGTATTACAACCACCATCAGCGATTACATGTCCTCCTAATCCATGGGCCGCATCTGCACATTCAATCACTGCACTTAGTTGTGGATATCCTACACCTGTTTTAATTCTTGTAGTACAAACAGAGCCTGGGCCCACACCTACTTTTACAATATCTGCACCAGCTAATATGAGTTCTTGTGTCATATCAGCAGTAACAACATTTCCGCAAATAATTGTCGCATCTGGTAATTTATCTCTAAGTCTTTTGAGAGCATCTACAACTGCAATTGTATAGCCATTTGCAACATCAATACCGATAAAAGACATTCTCGCACCATTCCATATTTCTACGACACGATCCATTTCATCTTCTGATATACCAGCTAAACAACCTAAGAACTCTCTACCCTTTTCCATATACGCTAGTTTCCACCAATCATCTGTTAGATTGAGTGCTTTTGCTATACATGTTATCATATGAAATTCTGTGAGAGCATCGTGCATTTTGAAAGTACCTACAACGTCCATATTAGCGGCCATGATAGGAACACCAGTCCACTCTCTTTCGCTATGTCTGAACTTGTAGGTTCTTTCTATATTTACACTTGCTCTTGTCTTCAATGTAGAACGCTTCGGACGAATCAATACGTCAGAATAATCTAACTTAATATCTTCTGAGATTAACATTAGATTTCACAGCCACCAGCAACACATGCGAGTTCTTGGGCGCCCTCTGTCATATCTGTAGTTTCATATGCTGAGAGTTTTGTCCAATCTATATTCTTTGGCATTTTCTCTAACTCTTTCTGATACATATCAGAGTCACAATCTTGATATGGTGCTTGCTTATATACATGCTCTGAGTATGGTAAGAATGATACACCGGACATCCAATCAAAATGTTTGTACACCCATGCTCCAACTTCTAACCATTCATCTTCTTTCACTGAGATAGTCACAGAAGGCTTATGCTCACACCAATGCTTTTGATATACAAGCCATAATTCTAATTGTTCGATAGCTGTCATGTCTTGTCTCATTATTGCACCTTCAGGTGCTTTCATAGGAAATGAAAATACATAGGTGTGATCTGGTTTCATTACATCATCTTCGCATGGAAAACCAGCATCTTTCATATACATTGCAAGAGGATCTTTCTTATCAGCACGTACTGTACGTATATAGTAAGGGTTATGTCGTGCATGTATTCCAGAAGCGGAATCCACTAGCTGAGACACTGTTCCAGATGGTTTTACACAGGTAATTGAAACTGATTGATTTATACCAATCTTGTCTGCCCATTCTGCATTTGTTGCGATTGCTACTTTTCGTAGTTCATCAAGTCTCTTAT